CATCTTCACATCTCAATCAAAGAGGGCTGTGGAGATGACACTTCCCCTTGGTTCCCTTGGTTGGGAAAACCCAAGGCCGTCAACAAAGTTAAGGCAGCAGTTAAGCCTTTACCTAAGAAGAAGGAGAACCAATGAACAAAACAACAAAGGCAGTAATCGCATCATACCTCCGTGCAGCGGTAGCATCAGTGCTAGCTCTGTACCTTGCAGGCGTCACAGATCCAAAGGCACTAGCAGCAGCAGCAGTATCAGCAGTTGCAGGCCCAGTACTCAAGTGGCTTGATCCTAAGTCAGCAGACTTTGGACGCGGAGCTAAGTAGACATAGACCCGCAGCGCGAGGCAAAGGAAGAGGCTCACCCCGAAAGGGGTGGGCTTCTTTTTTTATGCCGTTTTACTGGGCGTCAACCGGACAAGGCACAACTACTAGATTCCCGCAGTTGACACAGGTTGCATCTAAGAAGTACCAGACTAACTCGTAGTCTTCAAAGGAGGCCATAACACTAAAGACTTGTGAGCCACACGGACACACGTGAAGTGGTCCTAAACCCCGCAGATCGGTCCCGAAAGGCTCAGGAAGGGTATTCCTGCGCCATCTTAACGATGGCAGGGTTGGTAGACGGAACCGTAGGGTTACTGTACGGTTGGTACTGCTGCGCCCATTAAGGGCGCCCGTCTGTTTAATTCGCCTCACGGCTCATATTGTAACGCCTAGTAGGTGTCGCTATGCGACGACACGCCGATGACTGGTATGATCTCTAGTATGAAGCTATGCGTTAGGTGCAAAACAGAAAGACCTCACGCCGATTTTAGTAAAGATAAAAATCGAAAAGATGGTTTATACGTTTACTGCAAAATGTGTATGCGTGTATGGTCACGGGAGTTTAGATTAAAGAAACCTAATAGTGCAAAACATTCGGAAATTAAATACAAGTATGGGTTGACCTTGGAAGAGTACAACCTCAAACTAGTAGATCAAGGAAACTGTTGTGCCATATGTGGCACGGACGTACCAGGTGGAGGTCACGAAAACCTTTATGTGGACCACAATCACGATACTGGTAAGGTTCGTGGTCTATTATGTAGAAACTGTAATTTAATGATAGGTCACGCAAAAGACAATAAGGATATACTTGAGTCTGCAATTAAATACCTAACTAGATGGGACGAATCTTGACGACCATATGTGCCATTGAAGGTATTGACTATGCTGTGTTTTGCGCCGATAGCCAGATCACCGAAGATAATCTCGTGACGTTAGCGACTAGTACGCCCAAGATTGTTGAGGTTGGTAAGTATCTCATCGGGATATCAGGTGATACCAGACCAGGTGACATCCTTGCCTATAACTGGAAGCCTCCGGCGTACAAGGGTGAAGACCCTGCACAATTTATGGGAAAGAAAGTTATACCCAGTATCAACCAAGCATTTAGTGACAACAACTACGACTACAATAAGGCGGACAAAGATGGTGGCTTCGATTATCTCATTGCTTTTAACGGCAATATCTTTCGTATTGCTTGTGACCTCTCTTTTTTCCAAGCAAATCACGGAGCGTATGGCATTGGTAGTGGTGGGCAGCTTGCTCTTGGCTACCTGTATTCAATTGTCAAACCTGATATGGAGTTAGCCTACGCAAAGAGACACGCCCGTAAAGCAGTTGAGATTGCGTCGGTGCTTGACGCTAATACTGGCAAGCCCATACAGTTAGTAGTACAGGAGAGGCTGTAACTATGAAGAAACTATTTAAGAAGCTACGTTGTTGGATATGGGGACATATCATTTTTGTAGATGGTACTAGTGCTGAGGCAATTTGCGTTGAATGTGGGGAGGAGGTCTAATGGATAGCGAAGGCGTTTATATTAAGCACGAGATGAAAGAGATTTTTGCTACAAAAGAATACGCTGCACACCATTGGTTCCAACAAGGTTGGATGGCTTGTAGACTTGCTTATCTCTTGCACGAAAAGGATAACAATGACAACAACTGATCCCAAGGAACTGTTACTGACTGCACTACGTGCAGGGGACGCGAAGCGTTCACGATCTACACAGGTACAGATTGGTCCATCAGAGGTAGGTGGATGCCGACGTAAGGTGTGGTACCGACTCAACGATCAACCTGAAACTAATGACAATGAATTAAAACTCGCTGCGATAATGGGTACTGCTATCCACGCAGAGATTGAGAAAGCATTAGCAGATAATCCAGATGTGCTGATTGAAACTGAAGTTGAATACAATGGAATGAAAGCACACATTGACTGTTTCGTACCTGGTACTGGTGATGTGATTGACTGGAAGACAAGCAAGGTCCGGAACCTTTCTTACTTTCCATCAACACAACAACGATGGCAGGTACAGCTATACGGCTACCTCCTAGCTAAGAACGGCTATGCGGTCAACCGAGTGTCTCTTGTTGCAATAGCACGGGACGGGGACGAAAGAGATGTCAAGGTTCACACCGAAGACTACGATGAGTCCATTGCACTAGAAGCACTCGGTTGGCTAGCGGCTGTCAAAGAAGCTAAGGAAGCACCAGCACCTGAGAAGGATGCAAGTTACTGTCAGCACTACTGTAAATTCTACGACTCATCAGGTGAGATGGGATGCGTTGGTCTAAAAAAAGAACGTACACCAGTCAGTGATGTAATCATTGATGATGTAGATATTGACAAGAACGCACTCTTGTATCTACAGTTAGCAGCGCAGATTAAAGAGTTAGAAACACAACAAGATTCTTTGAAGACATCCTTTGAAGGAGTACTGGGTACTACTAATTCAGGTATCGAACTAAGTTGGACAACTGTTAGAGGGCGTGAGTCAGTTGACAGTGAGCAGGTAGAAAAACTATTAGGGTTTGTCCCTAAGAAGGTAGGAGCTGAGAGTCAGCGACTATCAATCAAGCAAAGTGGAGGCAAGTAAATGGCTACAGAAGGAACAAAGTTTCAAATCAATTACAAGTTAAATGATGGAACACTTATCAATCTTTACGCAGCAACTGCAACAGAATTAGAAGCAGGTCTTGCAGACCTTGCTATGAACGCAGCAAACATCCGTTCAACTGGATCAGAACTATCAGGTGGAGTACAAGCACCAGCACCAACAGTTGCAGCAGTAGCACAGGCATTCAATGCAACACCAGTTGCAGCAGCACCAGTACAATCAGGTGGCGCTAACTCTTGTAAGCACGGTGCTATGTCACTACGTTCAGGTGTAGGACAAAAGGGTCCGTGGTCAGGTTATATGTGTGCAGCACCAAAGGGTGCGCCAGATAAGTGCGAGACAATCTGGGTTCGATAACTAATGCGGGAGCCAAGTCAATACGAAGCTCCTAGTTGTGCAACTATCGGTGGGGACTTTTGGTTTCCCGATAATGAATCTGGTATTCCTGGCGCATCTACAGTTGATGCTACCTTTGCAAAGAACATCTGCAATAGATGTCCTCACCGTAAAGAATGCGCTGAATGGGGTATTAAGAAAGAAGCTCACGGTATCTGGGGCGGTCTGACGATTAGAGATCGTCAACGCATTAGACGTGCACGAGGAATCAAAATCTATCAGGAGGACGACGTTGCTTAATCTTTCCCGCGCTTGGAGTGGAGTGCTTACCAAAGCAACACCACTGCCTGATGTGTGGGAAGGGTTAAAGGCAGAAGGTATTAAGTTTCGCAGAGGCCAGGTATGTATGGTTGCTGCTGCACCTAATGCTGGTAAGTCTATGTTCGCTCTGATCTATGCAATCAAAGCCAAGGTTCCTACGCTTTTCTTCTCCGCAGATACTGATACCACTACTGTAATGATGAGGTCTGTATCGCATCTATCTGGTCACTCACAAGTGACAGTAGAGGCAAACCTTTCAGACAATAGCCAGTATTACAATGCACACTTAGACAAACTTTCACACATCAAGTGGGTCTTTGATTCATCTCCAAACATTGATGACTTGGAGTTAGAGATCAGGGCTTACGTTGAACTCTATGGACAGCCACCAGAGTTGATTGTCATTGATAACTTAATGAACATAACCGCCGAGACGGACAACGAATGGGCAGGACTTAGAGCAATTATGATGGAGCTACACGATATGGCACGCAAGACTGAGGCCTGTGTAATGGTGCTCCACCACGTATCAGAACAGTCAGAGTATGGGTCACCTAGTAACCCACCTCATCGCAGAGCAATTCACGGAAAGGTCAGTCAGTTACCTGCACTGATACTTACACTGGGTTATGACCCATCGCAAGGAATACTTAAGGTAGCACCGGTGAAGAATCGTTTCGGCGCACACACTGCTGATGGAAGCAAGTATGCACAGCTACTGGTAAACTACGCAGCAGTACAAATCTCAGATCAAAATGAGTTTGGTTGGATGCTAAGGAAAGATACTATTGCAGGGTACCAAGGAGGGTATAATGTCTGAACCAGAATTAACAAACAAGTACCGAGATAATCTAAAGATAGATGCACTACGTGCAGATGTGGATTCCATCAAGGTAGACCTCACCAACTTCGTTGGTGCGTTGCTGCAATCTGGTGTTGTCGAATTAGTTAAAGATGAAGAAGGCAATGTTGTCTACAAGATCAACAAGGTTGTATTGGTAGATGAGTCAGTACAACAAGACTAAAGGTTCTCAGTTTGAGACAGATGTAATGAAGTGGCTCCGTAAGGCGGGGGTTCTTGCAGAACGTTTGACTAAAGCTGGGGCAAAGGATGAGGGCGACATCGTTACTGTTATCGCGGGAGAAACCTATATCCTTGAACTCAAGAACAGGGCAACCCTATCGTTGCCTGAGTTCTGGAGAGAAGCACAAGTTGAGGCGCTTAACTATGCAAAGGCTAGAGGTCTTGGGGAAGTACCACTGTCATATGTAATAGTTAAGCGTCGCAACGCTTCAATAGATCAAGCCTGGGTCATACAAGACCTAGCACAATGGTTAAAGGAGAGGCAATGAAGATTACACAAGGTTATTGGCAAGTTGGTGTTCCAGCTAGCGACCTAGAGTATGCAAAGATTGCTTATCTTTATACTGAAACTTTACTTACTAAAAGTATTAACACTCATTTGATTCTTGCTATGGCTATGGGTGTTCCAGTCAGTACAGTCAAAGAAAGAATAAGAGAGTGTAGAGAACGCGGTTTAATCACATTACCAGGAAAAGGCAAGCGTGGGTTATTGACACTTAAGGCTTGCTCACTATTAGAAATGGAGAAACAATAATGCCAGTACCAGGTGGAGAAATAACAACGTCAGAGATACTTGTACCAGAAGTTGTAGAATTAGATGAAGCAATAGTAGAGGCTGATGCAGAAGAAGCGACAGAAGAATATGATTTGCCAGAACTGTCATAAGGCAGGAGAAGAGAACACTCTTACTCACTACAAGCGTTCAGCACAATGGCACGATAAGTGTGATGACAAGGGGTGTGTATGCCAGCACAAGACTGGTCCAGGGTACGTAAAGCGGGCAGATACAAAGGTGCCGTTGATGCAAACACAATCCCCATAGCTCCTATTGTTTCGCACTTTGGTGGTGAAGTAAGAGAGGGTAAGAGCGCATCGGTCAGATGCTGCCTACATAGCGACAGTCGCAGGTCTGCTGTTATGAATACCTACGACAACCTGTACTTCTGTCACACCTGCGGTAAGGGTGGCAATGCAGCTAACTTAGTGTGCATACTAGAGAACTTGGAGTTTAATGATGGCCTCAAACGTGCAGTCGAAATTGCTAC